AGGCTAGCCAAGTTGTTTTCTTCACCATGGGGGGCGAACGCTATCCACGACTTCACCGCGTCGACCAAACTGGAACTTGGATCTTTGACTTCCAGTTCGTAATTAGCGTCTGGCCTGGCCTGTAGGTTCCAAAACGCAATTCGTCCCAGCAGTCCGTCCGTCAGTTGGTCATGCGTGATCGCGGACGAAATCGTTGCCCCAGTTGTCAGGCCCAATACCGACAAGTGCGGTTGGTCAACCGCGTTCCTGATCTTGTCCGAGTGTGCGGCACCTGTGTACTTTCCGCTCGACTTGCCGTAAATCTTGAGGAGGTGCGTACCGATGTTTTTCAGGTGCTGATTGCCCCGTTTGTCCAACACCGCGCTGAGGATCTTGCCAAACTCGTCGCAAACCCAAATCCTGCACGGTTGCTGAGCCATGGCATTCATCAAACCGTTACCAGACTGCACATCGGCCGGCATCATGATGTCGAAGTTCGGATCCGCTTGCTGAAGTATTTTGGTAATCGCTGTTTCGCATGCCTCCTTGCCTGAGCCAGTGCATGCCATGACGACGTTATAGTCGTTGGTCCTCATGTCGGTTTGGCTCGCTATCCTGCGTCCGAAAATCGTTTGGCACAGCGACAGCGACACGGCTAGCCCCATCACGGGAGAAGGTCGAAATGCAATCGAGGTGTAATAGTCATAGATCGCTCGAATGAGTCCATGTTGCGGCAACATCGCTAAGCAGAAATCGTTGTCGTCGTCTTCGTCTTCATCCGCGTACTTCACAAGCACACTCGGCCAGAGTCGATCAGCTATTTCACCCCAATGCCGGCTCCTCGATTCGTCGTAGTAGTCGATCCACTCTGGCGCTCCGATCGCATTCTTTAATTCTTGCCAGTTGCTCATGCCGCAACTTTGATGAAAACACTTGCCACCGAGGCTCCCGTCAGGTGCCTGGGTCACCATGCAATCGGTCATGTGATTAGCTGTCGTGTGAGCTTCACTGCGAGGGCACGCAATGAACCACTTCTTGGTGCCATCGGCAACCTTCGCGCCGAGGATTGGCACTCGTCGACGATTGAGCCATGCTTCCACGTCAAGAGGTTCACCAGCGTGATTGCTAATCAATACGGTTTCCGATGGGATGCCAAGCACTTCATCTCGCCATCGAAACTCCTGCACTTCACCTTGCCATGGCGCGATGACCCACCCTCGTCCGTTGCTAGGTGGCAACACCGACTGCGCCGCCTTATTGCCAATGCGAAACTCGATGCCTCGAAACTTCAGGACCGATGTTTCGGGCCAACCTTCCGTCCACTTGAAGATGAAGTGCATTCCACGCGACGAGTGCCATGAAACAGTCTTGGGAGCTTCACCTCCAACAAGCGACAGGAACGCATCAAACGCTTCTTCGCTATCGCATTCAACGTCGATGACGCCTGATCCTTTGCCGAGGATGACTCCCCATCCATCGTGACCAGACTGTTCAAGGATCTGATGTTTTGTTTGTATCGGCCGATCGGGCCAACCTGTGAGGATCGGCATCTTGCCATTGACTGGCACCAGCTTCCAACCAACTTCGGCGCAGCGCAAAGCATCTCTAGTCATCTCGTCCATGATTCGTCCTTTGACTTAAAACGGAAGTTCGTCAGCGTAAGCAGCAAGCGGATCGGGAATCTCTTCGATTTCTCGTTCCACGATTTGCCAGAATCGACCCTGCTGGACAGCAACTATCGACTTCGGTTTAGCAACCGCGCCACGTTTGTAAATATCCAACGCAGTATCGACATCCTTGGGCACCTCGTAATCGCAGTGAGCATGCCACCACTGAATCGCTTTTGATCTTGGCAACCCTTGGTGCTCCAGGCATATCCATTCGCTGATGGGATAGTCGATGTTGCCTTCACCGTTGATCTTGCAAGTGTAGGTCACTCGCATCGATGGTATCTTGCCTTCTTTCTCATGCCGAGTTGCATAGGATGACTCAACCGTGAAGTAGACCGGCTCGCTGATGATCTGCGATTCCTCGTCAGCTCGTTCTTGGTGGTTTGGCTTTCGCTCAGGAAACGCAAACCCGCATTCGCACAATTGCATTCTGATCGCGATATCCTGACCGCAATTAGGACAAACCTTTGTCGGTTCGTCTGGATCCAAACCGCGCGACGACTTCTCGCTCCGCTTGTTGAAATCAATCGCATCGATCGGACCATGACGTTTCAAATTCTCGCCGAAATCCAATACGAGGCACTCGTTCTTGCTCTCATGTGTTCGCAATCCTCTACCCACAATCTGGGCAAACAGCCCTGGAGACGCGGTTGCTCTGAGGATGGCAATGGCATCAACACACGGAGCATCGAATCCCGTGGTCAGCACATCGACGTTGACCAAGTACTTGAGTTCCATCTTCGCGAACTTGGAAAGAATCGCAGCTCGCTCCAGCGGCGACGTGTTGCCTTCGACCATGTTCGCATCAGGTAGCAATCCGCAAACGCGCTCGGCATGAGCCACGCTTGAGCAAAACACCATCACGGAATGCCGATCGGATGTCTTCGCTAGAATCTCTTGGCAAGCAATCTCTAGCTTGCCGGAGAACAACGACTCAACTTCGTTGGTAATAAATTCACCTCCGCGTTTGTGTAGTCGACTTGTGTCCTGCGTACCATCGGCCGGCTTGTTGCTCACAGAACACAGGTAGCCTTGCCTGATCAGCAATCCGATCGGAACGTCATAAACGATCTTGGAGAACAGTCCGTCCTTTCGGCATATCGATCCTTCACCCGTTCGGTAAGGAGTAGCCGTCAGTCCCACGACTCGATGCCTACCGATCTTCGCCATGTCAGCAAAGAATGTTCGGTACATGCCTTCACCGTCATTGGGGACAAGATGCACTTCGTCCACTAGCACCAGTTGCCTCGGCGCAAATAAATGCGCCTTGTCATACACCGACTGAATGCCAGCGAAGACTACCGTGTGCTGCGTATCTCTCGACTTCAGCCCCGCGCTGTAGACGCCAATGTCAAGTGTTGGCATCAACTGTTGCAACTTAGCCGCATTTTGCTGAATCAACTCCTTTCGGTGCTGAACCACAATGACGCGACCATCGAAGTCTTCGATCGCACGTCGCGACAACTCAGCGATCAGCAGTGACTTTCCGCTGCCAGTGGGAGAGCATATCACTGGGTTGCCTGTTTCGTAGCATAGGTATTGATAGGTCGCATCGACCGCTTCGCTCTGATACCAACGCAGTTCCATTACTCCAACTCCTTTTTGAGACAGACAAACATCCCCCCATGACCATCAAACGCGATCCCATTGAGGTAGCACTTCTCGTTCGTTTTCATTTGCACATAGCGATGGCAATACTCTTGCAGTTCAATCCATACCTCAACAGCTTGCTTCGCGCTGAGCCCATGCTGTTCGCATAAAAACAAACATAGGAATTCGCCAGGAGTCTTAGGCATCTCTTCTTCGTGTTGCCAGGATATGTTGTTTTGCATATATCACCGTGATATGTTGAATTCCACATAACGCCGTGATATGTGGAATTCCATATAATGATTGTTCGTCCTACCTAGTTCACTGGTGCCAAAACACAGCAACGCGGATTCGACGCCTTAAATGCTTCCCACTCTTCCTCTGACTCGTAACATGCATCGCAGGCCGACCACTCCGTCGAAACGACTTTGCCACTCCATGCCAAATCCTCTATGTAAATGGCATTACCATCCACTTTGTACAATGGACTGTACCCATTACCTTCCGCGTCTTTCTGGAGGATGACTTCCGACTCTGGTGGTAACTTCTTCAACTCTGCAATCAACTCTGCGACTCTCATAATCAGCCTCCAAGGACGACGAACAAAGCAATGCACGGGAGCCGCGTCAACGTCTTTTCTGATGGCTGGCTTTCACGGTCGCGGCCCCGTGATTGCCAGCGTTATCGGGATGAATCAGTCCCGATTGAACGCTTCGATAATCAATGACTTAATAAGCGTCTTGTCTTGAAAGGCAGCCAGCACATGCTGTCGTACGATCTCCCGATTCTCTGGGGTATCGAGCATTTCTTTGACAATCTCTGTTCCTATGTTCTGGATCGCCCTGCGGACAGGAGAATCCCAATCCTCTTCCATGATCTTCTTTGACAGTCGACCGACTCCGTCTTTAATTGCGTCACCAACCACACTAGACAAAAGAGCGTCTGCGATTTGCTTTTCAATTCCCTCTGGCACTTCTAACTTGAGCATAAATCACCCGATAACAATTGCGTGAACCGAAGCCCCCGAACTTCGATTTTTGAAATGGAGGCGTAACCGGCGGGGGCTCGGTTACGCATTGCGTTATGCGAGCTATTCCTTGCGTGCATTTTTCGGATACAAGTAATCGTGCATCGTTTCGTAATCTTCCTTCGTCGCTGGATTGTCGAACTCCTTCGGATGGTCAATCGTTCGCTTCTGAGGCTCGAACTTCAATACCCCTTCCGGCCAATCCACAATGCCCGGATCAATGCGATAGAAAAACATCGGACCAACCACGATAGTCGAATCCTTCCAGCAAGCTACATGATTGCCATCGTGCCGATCCAATCGCTCCGCATTCGGCCACAACGCTTTAACGTGCGACCATGCTTCTTCCAAACTCATTGCCATCATCACCCTCGCATAACAAAAAAATGCACCGGAGTTGCCGTCCGGCTGTTTTGAATCGATACTCACCGGCGGCAACCCGGTGATTTTGTGCGTTCGTCGTATCTACCACGACACTCCAATGTTGTTTGCATGGCCTCGGCAGGCACGATTGCAAGCGTTGTGGCAAAACCATTGTTTCGATCTTGCTATCTGTTCTTCGGGCGGCATGTCCTTATACGCATCGCTGTACTCACGATAAAAACCTGTAGTGACAGCACAGTCGTGGCATGGCTTAGGAAGCAACTCTAAGTCTTCCCAAACTATCGGAATTGATCGAATACTATCCAACCAATCCGACGAACAATCGGATGAACCCAAGTGCTCGTTAGTGTCTTCTGCCATTGTTAATCTCCTTCTCGCACTGGGTTATCCTGTGCGTTATGCGGATTACTCGTCGTCCTCTTCTTCGAACTGTTCGTTGTAATCGCGTAGCTCCTGTGCGATTTGTCGCGATTCTTCCGACAGCTTCCGAATGCGAGCCTGCCATGTGTGATCCACCGATGATGCTTCGTCTCGCAAGATGTTTGCCACGATCCACATGGCTTGCTCCTGCATGATTATCAACTTGTCTCTGTTCGTAAATTGTGCCATTATCAAACCTCCAAACCGCATAACAATTGATTAGCGTTCGTCTCAATGGATCGGGCAGGACTCGAACCTGCAAAGACAGCCGACGTGGCTACAGATACCGTTTCTGCTCTCGGCGCAAAACGCCGTCGTCTAGTCCACCGATCCTTGTTGCCTATTTTTTTACCTAATTCACACCAAGCTCCTTCAACGCCATATTGCACTCCCAAACAATCCGAGCATTGATATGTGCTACCTGATCGTCAGGAGACAGATCTCCGAAGTCAGCTTCAGGGTCATAATGCCAGGAAGCCAAAAGCTTGATTCCTTGCAGCACAGCGATCTGCTTGTACCGCTGTTCCGTTCGTTGCTGCTCCATAGTCTGAATATGGGCCCTGACCACAGCCAACTTTGCTTTGACCGCGATCGACTCGCTTTCGTAGGCGAGTTCTTCAAGCAGTTCGATAGGTGTTTTAGTTCTCATCGCATCCAGTCCTCCAACATGACGTACCCCCAAACACCACACGCTAGGTACACACACACGACGCAAAAGATTTCAGCAAGTGCAATCCAAGTCATGTCAACTAACCTCCGTAGCCGTATCGGCCAAATACTCTGCGACCAAACTAACCAATGCACGTTGCTGCTGCTTAGTCACTACATCGCTCAATGCCAAACGCAAAAGAATCTCCGCGTCTGTATCTGACTTCGCGGCAACAAACTTTGTGCTCTTGTGTGCGTTGCAGTACTTTTGGTTTGGCGCCGACGGGTCGTACAAGCAGCCGCAATTCTTTGCCACGCAACGGCGTTTTGAGTATTTTGGTTTTTTCATAGCTAAGACCTAGTGGCAAAAGTAAAATAAAAAACCCGGTCGGCAGGTCGTAGCCGGGTGCTACTTGAAGGATTAACGCCCGCCTCGTCAGACAATTAAGCGGAGATGATGCTGTTTGCAAAAATCGCGTTCCGCATCTCTTCATCAAGACCTTCAAACACAATTTCCTGCAACGTCGGATCAAGAGACTCAGATGCAGCAATAGCCGCAATCACCTTTTTTAGTTTCTTGTTTTCCGCTCTCAGTTTTTCGTTTTCAATTAGCAATGCCATCCTTTCGGTTTCGGCCTTACTCACCCGATTTGTCGGAATGCCCTTATGCTTCATCAGCGATGCGACCGAACCAGATGTAATTTTGAAACCAAGATCCTTCTCAGCGTGTGTTGCCAATTCTTGTAGCGTACCTCGCTGGCCAATCGACAAACGCTCTCTGTTTGCGTCAATCCACCGACTTAGCTTGTCTGCGTTTACTACATTCACTTTCGCTTACCTCCAACACGTTTTGCCCATCGACGCAGTTCCGACACTGGAACTGTAAATTGATCGTCTCTGAACTGCACAAAAATAGCAGGCGCACCATCAAGAACATCTGGACTAATGCACCCCCTAGTTCCTCGAATTTGCTTATGCCATAAGCATTGCTTGCCAACAAAAAACGGATCTTCCCATTCCGTCTTAAATCCGTAGGTATCCAAATCCACAGGGCACGGTTCGCAACCGCAAGATCGCTCAACTTCGGAATTCATTTTGCACCGCATCCTTGAAATTGTTTAATACCAAGACAGCATCCGTAATGTCGTTTAGTAAGCATTCAACGACCGCTTTCGTAAGTTTCTTGCGATCTGGGTTCGCAACCAACCTGTCCCATCGATCCGGGTCTTCATTCATTTTCTCAATCGCTTCAACGCCCTTCATCACGCTGCTTACCCATCGAACAAAATGATGAGCCTCGCCACTTGTCTTGCGCGCCGGTTGATACTCCCTTGGAAGTTCATTGACAACGAAGTTGCCTGTTAGCTTCGGGCGACGGTATGTCGGTTCTGGCTCGCCAGCTTCCTTCGCCTTCTCGACCTTCTCTTGATGCTGCCGCTCCGTTCTGGCAACAACCGCTTCGTGTGCCTTTACGATCGCGGCCCACTGGTCGGCAACCTTTTTTGGGTTGGCAACGGCAACGGGAACTTCGACCTGTGTCTTGGTCCCGTCCCGCTTTTCAACGATCCGCTTCTCGGTCTTAAACTTGGCGATGGCGTTCTCGTGCTCAAAGAACTGGCGAACTTGCGACTCAATACTAGGCCCCACTTTTGTGGGACCCAGATTTTGCTCGATGGCCGAATGCACTAAGTACGCTTTGATCTTGTATTGAGCTGTTGTGTATGCCAGCCCCTCCACGTCCTTGCAGTAATCCTCGAACGTGTCGTATGGTCCGACCAGCCGATAGGCTTGGTTGTCCCTCATCTCCATCAGCAACTTGCCTAGCTGGACGTAATCCCGAAGACATTCGCGAATACGTTTATCCAGCTCCTTAGCTGCGTTAATTGTCACGTTGTCGATCAACTCGCCGCTTACCACTCTCAATCCCATATTAATAACCCTTTCCTATACATGCTGGCTAACCGTTGCCTTTCGGCATTACTTCTGTCTCCTCAAATCACATCCCAAACATCGCCTTACAGCGAGCTTGACCCCGCACGTTGGACATCGCATGTTCGCATGGTACGGATGCTGGCGTTGCAGCCGGCCGACGTAGGCCAAATACCAACTGCGAACACGTTGCTCCGTCCAATAAGTGTCACCGTCTAACTCCAGCACTTGCCGTTTAGCGAGCCTCCTGATCAGCGAATCGATCGTTGCCTCGTAGCCATAAAGCACAGACTCACGAATTTCTATTTCGTCGTCGCGCGTAACCCGAGGTTCTCCAATTCGCTTTTGCTTGCCGATCCGTGGCATCGATGTCGACTCCTATGCCTCGTACTTCATATGCAAGACTTTCAATCGCTTCTTGCCAGTGTGGACGTACTCCACACCTAGCTTGTCTGGGCGAGTGATGAACCCATGTTTCTCGAAAAAGCGAATCGCCGGCACATTGTCTTCCCGCACCTTCGTTCTAATGCGCCGACGATCGCTTACGAGACCTAACTTGAGATGCCGCACCAACTCTGTCGCGACCCCTTGAAATCGAAACTCGGGAGCCACTGCCATGTTGAGTATGTAGTACTGAAGGTCGTCGAAGACGTAGATCATGTAGGCAGCAATGCGACCGCGCGCCTCGTACACTAGGCCGATACAATCCTGCATTGCCAACCATTCCATGATCTCTGTCTCCGTTAGCGGTAGAGCAAAGCACTGCTGCTCTATCCGCGCGACAACAGGTACATCAGATGACAGTAGCCAACGAATACTCATGGCATCAGTCCTTAACATGACAAGACTCCTAAGATGATTCCTAAAAGGATCGTTCCTCCTACCAACAGTTCCGTCAGCCACGGCATCTCAAGCAGATCATCTACCATGGTTTAGCGACTCCTGTGGGAGCCACCACAGGGGCCGCAGCAACCATGTTGTCACAAGGCCGATAAGCCTTGACGACATTCTTGAACTCGCCTGTGTCCTCACGCTTCTCCAGTGCAACGACAACTCGCAATCGCTTGTTATGAAGCACTGCCGTGTTGGGAGGATTGGCGACTCCGACCGCTTTGCAGATCGCGGCCAACGTACCTCGAGCAATGTTTTGCGCTTGCTCGGAACGGTTCCATAGATTCAGGTTGTCGTAAAGCGTTCGGTTTTGGTACTTGCCGTCGACAATCTGCAACTTGAGAGCAACGTACCGACCTCCCTTCGCCGTTGGCTTGTCATCGCTCTCGATGATGATCGCGTTGTACTCGCCTGGCTCAATCGGAGCGTAATCCTGAACCACATACTCACTAGCGTTAAAATCCAACGTAGCCACAACTGACCTCCTAGAACATGTTTGACAAAGATGGCACGGAATCTTCAATCACAGGTTCGCGCTTCGCGGAACCGAAGCTCGGCACAATGCCACTGAGTGGCTCGTAAAACGACTCGATGCTCATCGGCACCTCGTCCGGCAGATGCAATCGATTCTTCGCTTCGATCGCCGGTTGCTTGTTGCACACGATGACGCGTTCACCAGTCGACAACGCGATGTGTCGCTCCTGGTTGTATCCCTCATCGCGTTTGCGAGTGAATCGCTTGTGTTTAAGAAACAGCACTTCGTCGCACCACTCGGTCACGCAACCCGAACCGCTTCTATGCAACGCTGGTCGATAAAAGTTAAACGTATCCCCTTCGGGATCAGCAAACCGATCGATCGTTTCGTGGCACGTCATCACCACATGGCGATTTTGGTGCCAATAAAACTCCAGCATCGTGAGCACCTTTTTCCACAGCTTTTCCAAAGCTTGGTAGCCTTTGCCGTAACCAATGTCCTCAACCGTCTGCTTCCCGGCTTGGCGAGCGACCTCGTCCATCAGCAACTTCTCAAGCCAGTCCGCAGTATCTAGCACTAGCGTCCGATATTGCGTGTTGACTAGTTCGACAACCAGTATGTCTTGCAACTCCGCAAACGACTTGATGCGCTCGGTGCTGTCGCAATTAATGCCGTAAACACCGTCCTCAAAATTCAGGACGATTGGTTCTGGAAACTGCGTAGCCAATGTCGATTTGCCGATGCCGTTCTCACCGTACAACAGCATTCGACGCGCTTTCTTCTGCACACCTTTATTGATCTTCATGGCGACCACATACCCTTCCATCTGCGAATTCGTAGCGAGACAGAAGATCGATGTAGCTAACGAGACCGCGCACGGTCTCCACTCCATCGTCGTCGACCAGCAGCACGGTTTCGAGCGCGCCGGTCTCCACATTGATCAGCCAATTGTCCGTAGCCATCTCTTCGATGAACTCACTGGCATTGCGGAACGATCGCACTCCGTTCCGCTTTTCCTCTGCCACGACCAGATGAAAACTGCTTGTCACTGCGTCATCCAGCATCCACTGAATCACGCCATGATTCGTCACTACATGCTCGCCACGGCTTGGCTTGCCGTACCGCACAGGTTTCCATCCCTCTGGACAACCATCTAACCTCATAATCATTTACACACCTCCAAGGAAACTAACAAACAACCACCACTAACACTGTTTCCGCGAACGACACTCAACCGATCAATTTGGGAGTCGTCGTCATAAAGACCCGCATGCATCATGGCATCGAGGGTCGCTTTCAAAATGTTGTCTACGTCGCGCCGTCTTCGGTCGGGCGCGCACATCACGATCGCCACATCAAGGCGACCCATCATCTTCGGCAGACCAAACGTTGCCGCAACGACATCGCGTCGATACCTAAGTCCATCAGCGCTAATCACGGTGCGATTCCTCCACACTCGGTAGTACCGATTCAGACTCGGCGGCCAAGGCAACTTGATCTGCATAGAACTCGATCCTTCGCACAACGAAATCCTTCAACGCGGCTACCGGGTAGAACCTCTCCCCCTTGTCGCCAAACAATCGGTAGCACGGCAGTTCGCCACTCTGCGTCAACTTGGTGAGCGTCGTGATAGAGATGCCGAGCATTTCGCTCGCCTCTCTGGCACCCACGGCAATCGGCTGAACATCTCTTTGCTGCATCGCAATCCTCTTCTAACGGTTGACAGCAACTGTTGCGGTCAACACGGAGAAGATTATCGATGTCCAGAGTTCATTGCAACTACTCTGTCAACAAAAATTGTCACAAAATCACCAACAATTTTGCTTATACTGCGGAATCGTAGGATTTCCACTGTTTTTTTGCGTTGTACATGCGATGATGCATGCATGAACAACAAAACGTTGATGGAAATAATTGCTGGAGCTAAAAAGTTGCAATCGTTGGCTGAGTCACTACTGGAGACGCAGGAAAATGCGAAACCAGTGACCGACGAGTCAGCTTGCACCAGTTGCGGCAAACTGTTGCTACCAGGCACCCGCGCGGTGCGAGGTTGCCATTACAGTTGCTACCGAACGCTTCGGCGTATGGAATTGGACGGACTGGTGACCGACGCAGACTTGGTGGCTAGCGGCAAGTGGTTGCCAGCGGAGGCTGGAGGTCGCAAGAAGTCTGCGGATCGCGCCGCAAGGGCAGACGCGATCAAGGAGGCAGCTCGCCATCAGGCAGAAACAAAAGAGGCGTTGCCGCAATCAACAGCAACGCGGGGACTGAAGAAGAAGCAATCGGGGGAAGGTTGAGCAAGTGCCAGGTGCCATCCCTATAGCACCATACGCAGTAGAGCGTGTCCATTTTTACTGTCCTTTCGTTTTTGTCTAATTTCTCATCCCCCCTGACACCTTTGGTCCTATGGCTAGCGTTTCACGAGATCCAAACGGACGAATTAGGATTCAGTTTTTTGGGCTCGATGGCAAGAGGCGAACGCTTCGACTCGGAAAATGCTCGGTAAAAGACGCTCACGTCGTTCGGAGTCGCATTGAACAGTTGGTATCGGCCCAGATTTTGGGAGTCACGGCCGATGCCGACACATTGCGATGGGTAGCGAATCTCGGCAAAACAGTGCGAGACCGCATGGCACGTTGCGGACTCATCACAGGGGCGCCTGTGACCAAACGTGTCAAACGAATTACACTCCAAGAGTACCTAGACGACTACATCAACAAACGCAAGCAAGCGGTTAAGCCGGCCACCGTGCTGGTGTGGGAGATTGCGAGAAACGGGATCCTCAGAACGATTCCCGCAAAGACTCCGTTGCATGAGGTACATGCTGGTCACGCACAGGATTGGCTTGATGCGATGCGAGCAGATGGACTTCAGCCAACCACTCAGTACAAGCGACTTCAATTTGCCAAGCAGTTCTTTTCGCATGCCGTTGCGTCGAAGGTGTTGCCCACCAACCCATGGCAATCAATCAGGCTTGCCAGACCAAAAGTGGCGAGCAACGTCGAGGTACCGCTTGAAACGATTCGGAACCTAATGAAACATCTTGACCCACAGTGGCAAGCGATCGTGGGCCTTGCTCGGTACGGTGGTTTGCGATGTCCCTCGGAGGTGTTGTCGATCCGATGGGAGCAGATCGATTGGTTGGCTAACAAGATGATCATACCAAGTCCCAAGACCGAGCATCTCGCAGGGAAAGACTTTCGCGACTGTCCTTTGTTTGCCGACCTACGCATCATCCTTGAGCCGCAAAAAAAGTCAGCTGGATATGTGATTGAGAAAGACGAGATGCGAGCGTTAGCAGATCGGCCGACCGGCTGGGCAAACGCCAACTTGCGGAAAGAGTTGTTAACGCGGCTTGATCGCGCCAACATCAAGCCATGGCCGAGGTTGTTTCACTCCATGCGAGCCAGTCGGCAGACGGAGTTGGAGCGAGAGTTCGGCCTTGCTGCTGCGTGTGCGTGGCTTGGCAACACTGCATCGATCGCGAAGGAACACTATCTTTTGGTGACCTCCGACGCATGGCAAAAAGCGGCGCAAAATCCGACGCACTAAACTCCGAAAAAGGCCTTCACGACTTATCTGGAAATAAAAAAACCCTGCGAAAACCAATGTTTCGCAGGGCTCGGGATGGAGAATAGGGGACTTGAAAAGCATATTTTTCCCTGCGATTTTTGATCGTTTTTCCAAACCGACGCATTTTTCGACGCACTCGGGCAATCGAAATTTCTAACTTCACGCACTCCGTTCATAACTGTTCATGAACGTTCATAAACGACTGCAAAATAAAATGCGTTAATGCCGTGCATTAGCAAAAGTTGACTAACACTATTAGAGTGTGTTATGATGCGCGTTGCGTAGGGAACGCTTTCTTCGGCAGGGACGCCGTTTTTTTCACGGAGGTACGCATGCCAGACATTATCAACGACCTTCTCAAGTCTCGCCGCTTCTGGGTTGCAGTGGCATCGATCGCTGCGGTCGCGTTCAAGGACAAGCTGCCGTTCACGGAAGAGCAGATTACCGACATGGCCATCTTGATTGGCTCATGGATCATGGGCGAGTCGCTTCGCTCGTCGAGTGCCAAAGATGCTTGAGGAAC